CTAGGTCTGTCACACAGAAGGATGCCATGTTGAAGTTTTTCTTGAAGTTCGAGTCTTATGATTTTATCGAGAAGGAGAACCCTTGTCCGCGCGGAATAAACCCCCGTTCAGACGAGTACCTATGTTCATTGGGGTCCTATCTTCACCCATTGGAAAAGAAGATATATAGAATTATAGAGAAGGTTTTTGGTTATAAAGTAGTAATGAAAGGATTCAACCAGCAGCAGAGAGGCGCTATATTCAAGGAGCATTGGGATGCCGTGGATAGATGCGTTTACTTTCCCATTGATGCTAAACGATTTGAACAGTCTGTTGGAGAGGACGCCCTTAAGTGGGAGCACTCTCTTTATGAGATGTTTTTCAAGGGGGACAAGCATTTGAAACGGTTGCTGAAGTGGCAGCTGTTGAACAAGGGGAGAGCCAGGACTCCAGATGGGTTTATGTTCTTTATGGTCACCGGGCGCAGGATGTCTGGGGATATGAACACGGCCCTTGGTAATTGCCTGATATCATCCGCTTTGATATTCGCTTTCATGGAGCACTGTAAGATAGAAAATTACAGGGCGGCATGTGATGGCGATGATTGCGGTTTGTTTGTGGCGGATTACCATATCCCAGTTCTGGAAGCTGAGTTGGATAAGTGGTATAGGGAGATGGGTTTTAGAATGACCGTTGGAGATGTTGCGTACGTTTTGGAACACGCAGATTTTTGTCAGAGCCGTCCTGTAAATCTGGGAGACCAGTATGTGATGGTGCGAAGCCCAGTTAGAGCATTGTCCAAGGATTCGTTGAGCAAGAAGCCGTTAGATAGTTTAAAGAACTACAGACGATGGATTGCTTCAGTTGGACAAGGAGGCCTCTCCACCAGTGGAGGTGTGCCTGTATCACAATCTTTTTATCATTGCTTGGTGAGGAATTCGTGCGGTGCAAAACCGTTGAAAGATGATCCCTCGCTGAAAGACTTCATGTCATACAAGGTTCAAGGCATGAGCCGAAAATTTTCAAAAATAACGGATGTTGCGAGAGCTAGTTTTTCACTCGCATTTGGAATTTCCCCAGCAGCTCAAGAGTGCGCCGAAGATTATTACGATAATCTTCAAATGGTCCACGGGGAGCGCAGGGAGAATCTGATCCCGCTTGCCAACTTATGTTGGTAAGCCTTATGACGTAGGTAGAATGACCCGGTAACGTGGGTCCGTTAACCAGTTTGATCAGACATTGCATGCAGTCCACACAGACTAAGAAATATGATAGAACCCGGATTGTCAAGAGGCGCGGGTGTCCTCGGTGTGAGCAAATGCGTGTTCTGAAATAAAATGGGGTCCCATTGAGTAATAGCCCAAAATCCCGCTGGTCGGGTGCTAACCAAAACGCCAAGAGACTGCACGGCGCTTCCACGATGGTTTCAATGGGATGTACAGTCCCCGTATTCATAGGGTATCCCATACTATGAATAAACAAAAGAAAAACACG